GAGTTTGCCAGTGAATTCAGAGTGTGAAATTGTTGACATCACTATCAATGGCTCAACTTACATTGTTACTGGTTATTATACCACAGACGAAAACGAATTTGAAAGCGATTTGATAATCACAGAAAATGAGTTGGACAAATATTTATCAGAATTTTATAGCATTGAAGAGGTCAACACCAATACAAGAAATGGCAAATATTTAGTCATGACAGATGGCGAGGGCGAGAATGCTACATTCATTCCATTCGGCCAATTTATTGACGAGAATAAATATGATTTGTTTTACAATTTAATTAAGGAAAAAAGTGGTAAACTTTAGACTAAAAGGCAAAATCGAGGCCAAAGAAAATGGAGTCGATTACATGATTAAGCAATTCGGAAACGAGGTTCTGGTTTACGCCTTTGAGGGCAAAGAACATGCAGTCGAATGCAATTTTATTGAACTTAGAGACGCAATGAAATATGTCAGAGAGCATGCAAGAAAAAAAGCGGGCGACATTTCGAGAACTTACAACCAGACAATCATTGGCAAAATGAAACTTGGCGAAAACTATTCGGTAAGTGAAACAGAAATAAAAAACCAACGCTCTCTGGTTTCTTATTACAGAAAAACAAGAAATAGAGACTTTGAATTTGAGGTTTATTATGACAATGGCAAACACTTTAAAATCACACGCATAAAATGATAGCAATTAACATCGAAACATTTTCGAAAGTATTAACGAAACAAGGTTTTGTTTTAATACAAACAATTGAAGAGCCATTTATGGCGCATTACATCAAAGACGAGTTTGAAATTAAATTGAACTGGGAGACATTTACAATGCCAAATTGTTATGCTCCGCTTTATTACCCAGACTCAGCCGACCAATTTATGACATTGCTTGCATGTCATGGCATAATCAAATTACCCAGAGACTATAAAAGCGATGCGGACAAATTGCATCTAATTGAAAAATGTGGCTCATTAGTTAATCAATCTTTAATCAATCAAATAATCAAATCATGAAGTTAATCCACACCTATCCACACAGACAAGAAGAGGACGGATGTCCAAAGACAGAAGTTGTTTTCGTTCAATCCACAACTGGCACAAAGCCAGAGGATGCAAATATCAGTTTAGAACGTTGGGCTAAACACATTCGGGCGCAACTGGGAATGACAGAAAAAAAAGTCATCAAATTAGAACTGCGAGACCACTACGAATTGTTTAAAAATATTCGCTAAAAAATTTGATTAAATACTTTAAATGTTTAAATTTACAAATCACTTAAAAACCTAAAAAAATGTCAGAACTTATCAAAATCCAATCGGAATTAAAAGCACCGAAAAATCAGTTTAATGCCTTTGGCAAATACAAGTATCGCAATTGCGAAGATATACTTGAAGCGCTAAAACCTTATCTTTTAAAATATGGTTGCATGTTAACCATTTCAGACCAAATCAAAGAGGCGGGCGGATTAATTTATTGCGAGTCAAGTGTGCAACTTACTTTGCCAAATGGAGTCGTTGTAACGACAACTGGGTGCGCAGGCATTGACCCAAACCGCAAAGGCATGGACATTTCGCAGTCGTTTGGCTCGTCATCGAGTTACGCTCGAAAATTTGCGCTTGGGGGTATGTTTGCTCTGGACGATACAAAAGATAGCGACACAACAAACACACATGGTAAAGCGCCAGAAACAAAGCCTAAAAAAATTGCATTGGTTAAAGGTTCGGCTGCATGGAAACAGATTGTCGAAAAATTGGCTAAAAACGAAATCACAATTTTAGACGTTGAGGCTAAATGCGACATCACTGAAGAGCAAAGAGAAATGTTAATGGACGAAGCTATATGAGACCATTTAAAATAAGATGCTCACAGATTTCCAAAATCATGGGCAAAGCAAAAAAAGAGGGCGAGTTGTCTGCGACATGCAAAACATATTTGCATGAATGGTATGCGGATGACCATGAGGAAATACATTCTAAATACACTGAGAAAGGCAAGGCCGTTGAGGCCGAAGCCATCCAGTTTATGGCCGAGCAACTTGGCTTTCCTTTTGCTGAAAAGAATATCGACATTTTTTCAAATGATTATATTATCGGCGAGCCAGATGTTTTGCCGACAGAAGACATTTGCGTGGACATTAAATGTCCATTTAACCGCAAAACATTTTTGGACAATGTATCTGGAATCAATGAAGATTATGTTTGGCAAGGTCGAGGTTATTTACAAATAACTGGGCGCAAGCAATTTATTCTATTCTATGCGCTTATGAACACGCCAGAGGATGTTAACTATGGCAAGGCCGTAAGTTATGACCATTTGCCTGCAAACCAACGTTGGCTCGCTTATACAATAGAACACTCAGACGAAATCATTGAGCAGATTTATGCTAAAGTTATCCAGTGCAGAGAATATCTGGCTAATTATCACGAACAAGTAACTAAAACAATTGGTAAAATAAACTAAAAGAATATGAAATCACACGAAATGATTGAATTTCAATCAGAAATAATTGGAAAACAGAATGGATTAATTGACGACAGAGACAAGTTAATTAAAATGCTAAAAGAAACTATTGAAGATTATAGAAAATTGGTTGAAAAATACAAAGAGTCAGAGGTAATTAGGGATAAATTAATTGACAACCAAAATAGGCAATTAGCTAATCAATTAGAAATTATAAAACTTTTATCCGATGCAATTATATAAAATCAATATCAAAATTCGAAACAGACGAATTGAACTCGGCTATAATTCAGCCGAGCAATTCGCATTCGAGAACAAATTAAATCGCAGCACTTACCAGAGAGTTGAGCAAGGTAAAAACATGACTTTGGAGACATTGGTTAAAGTTGCGCAGGCTTTAAAAACAGATATAAAAGAATTGTTATGAAAAAATCAATAGAATTTTTTGCCGAATTATTGTGGTTTATTTCGGTTTTAGCTTTTGTGTTTATTATTTTACCAATGATTGCAGGCATTATTTTAAGTTTATTTATATGAAAGCTAAATACATTGGTAAAATTGAGGACGGCCGTCTAAGAATTTTAAACAAAAGCATGTTTGACGCTCACATTGAATCGTTAAACGGCAAAGAAGTTTCGATTATTTTAGATAAGAACACCAAAAAGCGTTCAAACAATCAAAATTCTTATTATCATGGCGTTGTTTTGCCCATAGTTAAGGCGGGATTGATTGACGCAGGCTTTGAAAACTATCGAAATAACGAGCAAGTCCACGATTTATTGAAATTTAGATTCCTAAAAACGAACGAATCAAACACAGATGGCGAGTTTATCGAGCGAATCAAAAGCACCAGTGAACTTTCGACCAGTCAATTTATGGATTTCATTGCAGAAGTACAACAATGGGCAACCGAATTTTTAAACGTTTACATCCCAGAACCAAACGAAAACTTAGAACTAAATTTATGATAGCACTATTTGAAGAGTTAACCTACCAAATCACAGACAATGAGAAGCGATGCGCTAAATTCATTGAGGCGGTATTACGTAAAACCAATAAATTTTACACTAACAAGCAATTGAGGAAATTAATCTTTGAGCGCTCTGGTAATGACACCGAGTTTGATTTGGCCGACTCCAGAATTCGAGTGATAATGAACTATTTGAGACGCACAACCGCTCCGAACATTATCGCATCGTCTAACGGCTACAAAATAACCGAAGACATTGATGAACTTAATAAGTATTTAGAGTCATTATACGACCGCATTGACGCAATTAAAGTAATAGCAGACCAAACATCCTTTTATGTCAAACAATATGCAGCGCAACGCTAAAATAATTGAGTCTTTGATTGGCGAAAATAATAGCGTCAAAATAACTGCGGCCAAATTTAATGTTCAAAGGTCTTTTGTTATTCGTTTAACTGCCTTTTATTTTGGGATGGGCAATAAGGCGCTTATTTCTATTAAATACGATGACTTAGACCAATCAGTTTATTTAAAAAAATATGAGGCCAAAAACCTTGTTATTTGTAATTTGTAAAATTTATAATATATTTGAGCATGAAAATAGACATTTCCAAATTGATTAGCTTTAGCGAGTATGCTAAAAAGAATAGCAAAACAACCCAGTGGACATATCACATGGCTAAGACTGGCAAAATAAAAGTTTTAAAAATATCTGGCATTAATTTCGTTTTGTTGGATTAAATATCGATATTTGAGTTGTGAATTTTTATATTTTTAGCGGGATATAAAAATTTGATTATTTTAATTAATCGCCCAGAAGATTTCCGCTAAAATCCGATGGGCGTTTTTTTTTACATGAGTATAGGTTGGATTAAAGTTCACAGAAAATTAAAGGAGCATTGGATATGGTCAGACCCTATTAAGTTCCAGTGGTGGTTAATTATGCTTTTAGAGGTTAACCATAAGCCAAACAAAATCAATCTGGGGTTTTCCCTTTATGAAGTTAAAAGAGGCCAATCCGCAAGGAGTTTGCGCACATGGTCTGACTTGTTTAATAGCAATACAAAATCAGTTTCTTTGTTTTTTTCTATGCTTGAAAAGGATGGCATGATTACCAAAGAAATTATTGGAAAAGGGAAACAAAGCACAACCCTTATAAACATTACAAAATATGAGTGTTACCAAGGTATTGACGAAACGCAAGAGACTACGCAAGAGCATACGCAAGGGAAACGCAATCGACTACGTGAGAGGGATACAAACAATAATGATAAGAATATTAATAATGATAAGAATGAAAAGAAGAGTTCCAATTCTATCGAATTGACGCCCACTAAAAAACATTCATTTGAAAACTCTATTTATTTTGAAAAAAAAATATTTAAAGAGGCGTTCCCAGATTGGGAACGTGAAAAACTGGCTAAGTATTATGAAAGCGCTTTGCTATATTCGCAGTCCAAAGGCGTTAAATATCTAAACTGGGCGGCTGCCATCAAAAATTGGGAAAAAAGGGACAATCAAACTATAAAAAATGGAA